GTTTTTCATGTTGCACTGATTAAAGTACAAATATACAATTATATTTTGAATTGACAAACATTTTAAAATAATTTAAATGGTCTATGATGACGAGATTACTCATATTGTAGTTTTAATTGAGCTTTATGATTCTCAAATCTTTTAACTGCAGCATCGTAATAATCTTTATCAATCTCGCAAACAACCAACCTCCCAATCAATCATATCGCTGTCATCTGGGAAAATAGATAACTGCTCGCTCTTTATCTTTTTCAATTCAGTCATATTTTTAATTGATTGATTAAAATATGATTCCTTTAATTCAATACCAATTCCTTTTCGATTTAATTTGACTGCTCCATAAATCTCAGAACCAACTCCCATAAATGGACTCAATATAACTTCATTTTCATTACTCCATAATATAACACATCTTTCGATAACATCTAATTGTAATGGATGTACGTGTTTTTCATCGTCCTTATCTTTTGATTCGATAAAAGGTAATACATTCTTCAGCCTAATATCATCCCAAAAAGCAGAAGCATATTGTCGCCAAATCCAATGCGAATATTTATTTTCAATTTGATTCCCAGAATAATTTTTATATTTAAGCAATTCTGCAGGAATACGTCTTTCGCCAGCATAATAATTTAAACCAATAGGATGCTTTATTGGAATAGGATTTGTGCCTGATTTGCGAAACACTAAAAGATAATCAGCAGATGCATTAGAACATCGGGATGAATCCTCTACAATGGTTTTATGTGCTAAATTCTTTGCCATTGTTCTATTTCTAACTCCTAGCGGCTCTTTCCAAATAGAATATCTTGCAATATACTTCCAACCATTCCCACTATGCAACCGAATAATATCACCCGGGAAATCAATCATATAATCATTACCCGTATTCCCTGAAGCAATATCAGTGCAATGAACAGCAGTCATCCTTCCTGGAATAGTTATTCTTTGTAGTTCTTTAACTACAAAGGCATAATGTTCAAAGAAATCATCATAATTATCGCAATTAGATAAATCCCTGATACTTGATGAATAATGATATAACCCTCCAAAGGGAGGCGAATAGATTGATAAATGAATACTATCATTTTTGAAGTTTGTCATAACTTCATTACAATCGCCTTGATATAAGGCATAATCCTTTTCAATAATTTGATTTTTTACAGCCATGTCGGTATTTTTTCTGTATTAGTAAATTTCTCAATATTATTAATTTTTAAATGGTCATTCATGTAATGAACTATTCGTTCAAACATTTTATCGGCAGCCTTTGCTTTTGATTGAAGATTTTTCATTACATTTTGTTCTCCTTCAGTTGAGACAATATCTATCTTAACAGGATTTTTTTGACCAAATCTCCAACAACGCCGAACCCCCTGGTAATATTGTTCAAATGAATGTGAAGGAAAAAATGTAATATGTGAACAATGTTGATAATTCAACCCCCATGCTCCTATTTTTGGTTTAGTTATCAGGACCCGAATATCACCAGTTGCAAATCCGATTAGTCTTTCTTCTTTAATCTTGTCTTGATGTTTGCCAGCAACCTGATAACCATCTTTAATTATTTTTTCTAATAAATCACCTTCCTCATTATATTGACACCAGACTAAAGCAGGCTTTCCAGTATCATTGACAAGTTCAGCTATTTTCTCACAGCGCTCTCTTAAAGTAACTTTTCTTTCTTGCCTTTCTTCCCATAATCCATGTGCTGGCATAATGAATAATTTTCCATCAAAAGATCGTGAAGCTTTAATAATATGTTCTTCTTCTTTTTTAGAAGGTAATATAAAACCATTATTATCAAATCCAATATCTGCGGGCATCCGGCAAGCCCTGGCCCAGGAACAAACCCATTGCCAAAATGGATCCTCTGCATGACTCTTGAAACGCCATTTGATTATTTTACCATACATCCTTTTTGTTGCTGAATTATTTTGATCATTCTTAAAAAATCTATTCAACATATCCATATAACCCAGATAGCCAAGTGCCTCAGAAGATGTACCAAGTTCTATATAATCATTCGGAGCTGCAGTTGCCGTATATAAAAATTTATATCTCATCTTCCGTACAAATGCAGTTATTCGGGATTTTAATTTACCATCATAAGATTTTAATATTGAAGATTCATCACAAACTATACCTTCAAAATCACTGGGTTCAAAATAATGTAATCTCTCATAATTAGTGACTGTTATTCGATATGCTTTTCCTTCATCTGACCGGATGACTTCAATACCAAATTTTTTACCTTCTCGAATTGTCTGTTGAGAAACAGCAAGTGGAGTTAATATCAAAACTTTCCCTTTAGTATGTCTGCAAATATTTTCTGCCCAAACTAACTGCATAGGAGTTTTGCCCATTCCACAATCGGCAAATATTGCACCTCTGCCTTTTCTTATTGACCATTCAACTAAAAATTTCTGAAAATCAAAAAGATAATCTGGAATGAAATTAGGCCTAAAACCATGATCGCCTCCTAATTGTGATTTTTTTATAAGATATTCCTGATAATTCATTTTACAATTCAATCATCAATTCTTCATCATTAATTCAACTTCATCCCTGATAGCTTTCTTTTTTCGATATTTGGCCTTGATTATTTCAGAAGCCTGGCTGAACGGCCGGAAAACCAGCTGCTCAATCTCCAGACGAAGCTTTAATTTCTCCCAGCGTAATCTGTGTATTTCTTTATCCTTATTCATCTTTCCTATATTTCTTCTTTAATGTATCATAACTCAAATCCCAGCCATCTTCACGAATTATTATCGGAAATGGAAATAATGGAGCAATTGGTATTTGTTTTTCAATTTCTTCCATTTTTCTTGAAAGTATTTCATTTTCATACTCAAGTAACTTAATTCTTTCTCTTGTTTTTTTAAATAGTATCATTTTCTCTATCCTTGTTCATTTAACTAAGTATTTATATTTTTCAATATCATCAGCGAAAAACCAACGGAATCCGCCAGCTTTATATCGAGGATAATATTTACCATTCCTATTATTTTTAGTCATTTTTTGATGGCAAACAGCACTGATATTGCGCCTGTTAATTTTTATCTTTTTAGCCTTATAGTATTCTTCCGCATATCGTGAATTTTTAAAAGCTTTTAATTTTCCATTATTATCAATGGATACTACTTGTTTACTATTAAATTTGTGCATATATTTAGCATTGCCAAGTTGTCTGCCTATTTCAAGGTATTTAAGAACTCTCCTTCGCTTCCTGCTATCCATCCATTCTTTCTGCGGTAAACCTTTATTGAATGGTTTATGTCCTTTAATGAATTGCCCATTGATATAATTTCGTTTCGGATGTGCTTCAATATGTAATTCGTAATTCTCCATCATTTCATAAACTGTTTGCGTGTACCTACTAAAAAGTTATTATGGATATACTGAAGCTCGCTTTTGCTTATTTTCTCTGCATGAGCCATGTCATGGCATCTGCGACAAAGAGCCATCAGGTTTTCAATAACATTCTTACCCTTCCCTCTGCCATTAATGTGATGAATGTCCACAGCTTTACGCCCACAGGCTTCACATAAAATGACATCTTGTTCGCCATAGTCGAAATGCTTAATATATATCCTGCAATGCTTAGTCATTCCCCATTATCATTTACCAAATCATTGTGTTTTTTGATTATATCCCTGTAATCAGCATTAATTTTGTAATCAATGATATAATCATCCACATCAAAATATCTCCCACATGAAGGACAGCCACAATCAGCTACCGATTCGGCTTCCTCTTCATTTAATATTTCCCCACAGTAAGGACATTTGTATTTCATGATTTTATTATTTTAATGATATTTCGTCCCAGTAATCATAACCTTCAGGTGTATCTTCCCAATAAAATGCCTCACTGATAAATTCATTAAAAATTTCATAAGTATTAAGACGCTGTAAAATCATCTCAGGATTTGCACGTTTCTTTTTAAGATTATTGAGAAATCTTGTTTTAACTCGAAGCTTTTTAAGCTTCTCATCAAATTCAGGTTTAATAATTAATTTCATGGTTCTAATTTATTTTTGAAATGATTAATCAGTTTTTCCATTTTAGCTCTATAATAATCTTCTGATATTTCATAGCCTTCCGGATTCTGTTTCCATAAAAGAAAAAGCACAGCCCTCAATCTTTGCGAAGGAGATTTGCCTGTATCATCAAATTCCACTTTGAGTTTGTCAATTTCCTCCATTTCATGTGTTGCAAAAGGATCCGGAGCATAAGCGAGATAACCGACCTTGTTTAATGAAAAATGTATATCTGCCATTTCCTGTGGGGATAATTCCCCGGTCTCAAAACTTAACTTCAGAGTTCCGTCTTTCAATGATCGGTAACTTTCAAGTATTGTTGGTTTAAGTAAGTAGAATGTTTTCATCTAATTATAATAATCATATTCGTCATAAGTCAGTAATTTATTATTGACCTGTGCAATCAATGCATCAAGTCTTTTCTCAAATTCTTTAAATAGATCAAATTCAGGTTTAATAACTAATTTCATGCGCATAAAGAATTAAGAAAATTAATAGCTGCTTTATTAGCAATAGAATGAACATCTCCCTGGTTTTTATATTTTTTACCTGTTCGATTATATTCATCTTTAAAAGCCATAGCTATATTAGCTATATACCCACGTCTGATTTCTTCATCATTATTGATATTCTTAATGACAATTTTTAATGCTTCTTGATAATTCATTGTTCTCATGGTTCCAGTTTATTTTTGAAATGATTATAATTTTTCAGAATAAAATGAATAAAACTCTTCCCATCTGTAATCATCAGGATCAGGCAAATGAATACCTAATTCAGTACTTGCGAAAATCTGAATCTTATCGAGATAAGTTTTGAATTGTAGGGTATTAAGATGTTTTGTAGAATAACGGATTTGCTTTTCATTGAAAACCTCTATAGTTTCCGGCATAAGATATTTGCGTTTAAAATAATCATGTAAATCATTCCGATCATTACCTGTTTCAAATTCAACGCAGGTCAACCATAGCCAATAAAGATTACTCTGAGAAATAGTCCTGCGGATATATTTCCGAGTTATCTCAACAAAATATTTCTTTACCAGGTCAAGACGCTTGATCTGAGCAATAACCATTTGCCGGTCAAGTTCCGTTTCAATCTTTCGCTTCATTACCAGGG